ACACTTCCTTCGCGGTGGTGTCGCCAATCAGCTTGGACAGGCGCTCGGTGCGCTTGCGGATAGCCTCACGGACGCTTTGCACCGACCGCCCCGCCAGCCCTGCCTCGACCGTATCGGCGGCAAGGTCCGCCCCAACTCCTGCCACCTCGGTCGCGCCGAAGGCATAGCTCTTGGAGACGAGGGGCGTGAAGGACTCGCGCCAGTTCTCCTCTAACGCCCCGCCCGGCGTATAGGCCGCACGGACCCGCTTGCGTGCCTCCTCAAAGCTCGGGGCCGTGCTAATGGACTTGGTGACCTTCGGGCGCTCGGCCCGGAACAGCGCCTCGGCAGTCGCCTTGTAGGTCTGCTCGGTGCGGTCGAGTTCGGCGTTGGCCCGCTCCCAGATGGCCCGCTTTCGCATCAGTTCCTCGTCCTCGGGAGCCTCGGGCATCTCGCCCTCTGGCATCTCCGGCTCTTCCTCTTCTTCCGGCTCCTCGAAGCCTTCGAGTCCGTCGAGCATCTGCTTGATAAGCTCACGGTCCATCTTCGGGAACGCGGCCTGAATCAGCGCCTCAACGGTCGGGCGAGGAAGTTCCTTCTCTACTAGCTCATCAAGTAGGTCCATCAGAGCCTCAACCTGCTCACCGTTGAGCGCATCCTCGGCAAAGGTACGGATGAGATGCTTGGCCTTGCGGCGTGGGGCTGGCGTCTCGGCAACTGGTGTCGCTGGCGTGAAGCCAGACATCCCGCTCAACATCTGCTGGATAAGCGCATCAGGCACTAGCGGGAACGCCGCCTTTATAAGCGCCTCAACCGTCTCGGCTGGCAACTGATTGGTCGCCAACTGCGTGAGCATAGAGACGAGAGAAGTGACCTGTGCGCCATTGAGTGCGGCACCCTGAACGTCGGCAGACGCAACCTCAACTGAAGATGGCGGCAATGCATTGATAGCATCTGGCGCTATGTCGGGCGTCTCGTTGTCTGTTGCAGGCGGCTCGTCCATGATAGCGGACGGGTCGATGACCGCGACGGCGGCAGGGATGAGGTCGCGCCCCATCACCTTGAGCAAGCTGTCCGTCGGCTCGGGGAGCGGCGAGAGCTTGATGGCCCGGCGGCTCTCCTCCCACGTCCGAAGCCCCGCGTCGAACTCGGCCCGCACGCGGGTCGAGGTCTCGGTGTCGTTCTCCACCAAGTCGCGCAGGATGTCGTGGTCGTAGGTGACCCAGACATCGCCAAACTCGGGCGCGAGCCAATGGTTGAGTTCGTCCTCGAAGGCCGAGAACAACGGCTCGATGGTATGCTGAACGAGACGCGCACGGGCTTCAGCGTACTGAATGCCAGATAGCCCGCCATCGCTCGATGCCGAGCCAATACCAATCATGCGCGGGTCTACGCCGAACGCCGCGCAGATGTCCTCACGCGAGACCCGGCGAAGGTCAGGGAACTCGAGGTCGGACAGCGTGAAGCCGAGCGGCTTAATGTCCTTGACCGCGCCAAAGAAGGCCGGGACGCCTCGCTTGCCACGGTCCACCACGCGAGCCGTGTAGCGGTCCTGCATCGCCACCGCGTCTTCGGTCGTGGCCTCGTCCGACATGATGACCGCGAAGGTCGGGGTGCCGTCGTTCGTGACCACCTGCCGCACATACGAGGTCGCCTCGTTGTCCGCCAAGATGGAGCCGATGGCGGTCGCCCCACGCGGGTAGCCGAACACGTCGGCCTCAAACGGACGCCCCATCTCCAAGTCGCGGAAGTGGAGCATATCTTCGGTCAGCACATTGACGATGATGCCCGCCCAGTTCGCGTAGTCGTACCGGCGCGGGTCGCCCTCGGTATCAATCCAGACTTGTTGCATCGACTCGGCATTGACCGGTCGAAGCGCAACCGGCGGACGGTTCTCGCTCGGGCGCTCCATCACGAAGAACGCATTGCCGTAGCCCAAGTAGTCCACCGCGAACTTGGCGCGGAACTGACGGGCTGTGAACCGAGGGCCGGGGTAGTCAAGGAGCTTCTGAAGCGGGTTGTCCTCGCCCACGCGGGACTCGTAGTTCCCCTTCTCCTTCAGCACGACCAGCGGCACGGACGCCACGATGTCAGCCACCACGCGGATGCACGCATGAACGACGGGGTGCGCGTTGAAGCCCTGCACGCGGATGGTGCGCCCGTCGCGGCGATATTCGCTCGGGTCCGCTGTACGGACCAACTGCATCTGCTGTATGCCGTTAGGAAAGTTGGGATACGTTACCGGCATAATCGAGCGGGTCGACTCACCGCTCCCTGACAAGGCGCGTAGCGCATCGCTGACGCGCAACAGTAAGGACTTGCGTTCTGACAAATGATGGCCCCGCGTTAGGAGTCTGCCACGCACAACACTAACGCGAAAGCAAGCAACCGCGCAACCCCTTACACCACAAACACCGACGGCCCCTTCTTGATAAGCGGGGATAACGCATACCGCACCGCGTCCCAAACGTGGTCGTTGCCCGACACCAGATGAGGCAATACCTCGTCGGTGCGAGCGTCCGTCTTGTATCGCCAGAGCCGCGCCTCCTCAATAGCGCGTCTGCACCGTGGGTGGATGACAATGGACTGATAGGAGCGCAGGTGCTGAATACCGTCCTGCACGGACCCCGACCACTTGGGCGCGGCCTCGGTACGGAAGCCCCGCTTCTTCATCTCCGCGATAGTCTCGGGCCGAGCAGAGTCAGCACGGATGACGTACTTACGTGAGTCGGATACCGTGTCAAAGGCGCGTGCCGTGTCATCTGTATCCAATTGGATACCGCCCGCCTCCTCCGCTATGTAGAGCGTGTTGTCGTAGGTATAGCACTTGACAAGGGCCGTTGCGTCCCGCGCAAAGCCCCAGTCCGCGCCGAAGTACGGTCCCTGCCAATTGGCACCCGGCTCAAAATCCATCACGCGCCACTTGCCTGACAAGACCTGCGCGTCCGACCGGGACCACGGCTGACCGCCCCAGACGTGCGCGTGAGCTTCGGGGTCGGCCTTGAGGAGCGAGTCGGCTTCGAGCTTTAAGACCTCGGGGAACCACGGGTTATCTGTGTACGAGACTTTACGGATAACCGAACGCTCTGGTGGGTTGGCAATGAACCGTTGGTAGGTCGCGTCCGATTCAAGGGCTGGGTTAAACGTCACCCAAATCTCCGAGCCATTCTTGCGGATAGTGGGAATCAGCGTGCGCCAGCTTGAGTCCGAGACCGCTTCGGCTTCCTCGACCCAGCAGAGGTCGATGCCTTCCGTCGATTTGATTTGAGAGATGTCGCGCCGAAGGCCTTTGAACAAGAACTCGGTCCCATTGGCTCCGAGGATAGCCGACTCTTGCACGGTGTAGAAGTTGTCAAGCTCTAGCCGCGTCACTTGGTCAGCCAAGACCCGATGCACCGAGTCTCGGATGCTCGCTTGGTACTCACGCGCACAGAGGATGCGGAGGGGCTGGGACAGGCCGTGGACGAGCAAGGCGCGGGCGAACTGCCATGACTTGGCAGAGCCTCGACCGCCAAAGGCCACGCGGTAGCGGACGCCCCCGAGGGTTGGCGTGTAAAGGAACCCAAACGCTTTGGGGGTTGGGACGTGGAGGGCCGTCACACTTTGGGGCTGAACTTGCCTTCGCGGTTCTCCGACCATTGCGCTTGGCAGACCGCGTAGCGTTGCGCATTGTCAGGGTACTCGCTGTTCATCGTCGGGTTGGCAAGGCACCGAGCGATGAAGTCGTCCTTGCTTTCGTCAGGATTCGGGGTCGGCATCGGCATTGGCGGCTACCAGTTCTACGCGAATAGAGGATGGGGCGAGCGGCTTGTCGCCAGAGGTCACGTCAATCGGGATGAGCTTGGTGGCGAGCGGGTAGAACTTCTCGGGGTTCTGTGCGCCCCATTCGTGCAACGGGATGGCTTCGTTGACGAGATTAAACGCCTCAATCCACGCCTCGCGGATGGTCTTGGTCGCCTTGTTGGGCGTGCCTTTCTTGCGTCCCGCGTTGGGCGGTCTGGGCTGTCCTTTCGGGAATGGCATATTATCAAAGTTACTATAACGCGTCAGCGCGTCAATCGGAAGCCGGGGTGCTTGGCATCGAACGCGGCCCACGCTTCCGTCTTGTCAGAGGTCGTGGTGACGCGGCCTTCGTTGTGTGCGTAGTGGTTCCAACCGATGATGGGGACGTATTCCGTCTTGGCACCGGCTTGCAAGCAACGCACCCAGAAGTCGTAGTCGTGGACGTAGGGGATGGGCATATCGTAGCCGCCGATGCGTTGCCAAAGCTCGCGCCTGACGATGGAGCTAGACCATATCTTGTTGCCGCCGCGCATCGTCTCGAGCGTGATGACGGAGGGTGGTTCGTAGATGCCGGTCTTGTAGCCGTGCGCGTCGATGCCTTGCACGTTCGTGTAGGCGATGTCCGCGCCTGATGCGTCAAGAGCCGATATACAAGTTTGGATATACGCGGGTTCCATCGTGTCATCGTCGCCCAAGATGCAGACGTACTCGCCTTTGGCAATGGAGCAGAGGTCGTTCCAGTTGGTCAGGAACAGCGCGGGTTCGGCGGAGTAGTTGACAAGCAGTTGGAGTTCGTGCTTTGGCAACGTCTGGGCGAACACCGAGGCAATCGCTCGCGGGAGGAACTGCTGACGATGTGAGGCGATGAGGACCGAGGCGCGGATTGTCATTCCTCGGGGTCTCCCAACGTCTCGGGCGGCTTCGGGAACGTCTGCTCCCAGTTCTTCTTGTACGTCTCCGCGTCAATGACAATAGGCCGAGGGCTATCGCCTTTGCCGTTCTCGCTCATATCTGCCTCGTAGTCGGCTGGGCCGATGTCAAAGTCACCTGCCATAGTTCCGTCGCTTCAGGTAGTTCGCTGGGATGCGCGTGAGAGCAAGCAAGAGAACGAGCGGAATCGTGCAGAGGAGCAGGGCAACCGTCGCGGCGATGTCGAGTGACTTACGCATAGACCGGCGCCGGGTAGGACCGCTCGCCAAACTCGGCGCAGAGGATGTTGTGGGTCTTGATGGCGGCAAGGTCCGTCCGTCCATCGTCGCAGACCGGGCAACGGATTATCATTGGTCCTCCTTTGGCTTTCGCGTCCGCTTGGGCCGCTCGGCCCGAAGCCCGACATCGTAACCGTTAGACCAGCCTTCCTCGTAAGCGTCCGTGTACCGGTCCTCTACTTGGCTGGCAACGTAGAGCTTGGCAACGATAACGCCGACCGCCGCGCCAACAATCCCTGCGATAAGTACCGTCTCAATCATCTGTGCCTCCGAAAGATGAGGTGATACGCTGACGAATTGCTTCGACCTGCGAGACCGTATAGGCATAAATCTCCCGCGACCCATACGCAACTCGCTCGGGCTGAATTGCAAGGCGTTCGGTGATATGCCGTAACCGCCGCGCCGTAATGCCAAGACGTTGTGCCGCGTGTGCCGTGCCAAGCAACCCCGCAGACAACTTGGGTCCGCCCGTCCGCTCTTGCACCTGCACCTTGTCCGAGGTGACCGTGCGTACCGGCGCCCACCGGTGGTAGTCGTGCTTCCACGACAAGGCCGAAATGACCGTCCCCGGTCGTCCGCCAAAGACCTGCGCGGCCTCCCGTTTGGTCCGGGCATAGGCCGTCCGCGTAATGTTGCCTTCGTTGTCAATCAGGTACCACTCGGTCATTCGGGAACCCGGTCGAGGGCGCGGTTGACCGAGTGCCAGAGCGTAGCGCGGGCGATGTCGTGCGCATCGTAGCCGCCCTTGATGGCGGGCAAGACGTACTCATAGCGGAACGCCCGAGCGCCAATCTTGACGCGAGCCAAGCGAAGGCCGTGCTTCTTGAGCATAGCGCGAGCGATGTAGCCGTAGGTCATCTGGATTCTCCGTGTCGGGGTAAGTTGTAGGTCGTGCTTGAGGGGTTTCTGTCTCCGAGGCTTCGGTGCGGCCCGTTGTCGGCTACTCGCCTTGTCGTGGTTCATTTGTCGGCCTACCCACGCTGTACGTACCGTTTCCGCGTAATCGTTTGCCCTAGACTTCGCCTATCCCATTAAAGAGGACCAGTTCGCACATTGTGCTGTGGTTCAGTTCGGCACTCGGTTTTAGGCTCCGGTCTGCGCGTCCGCTTTCCCACCTCTCGGATTTCTGTCTCTCCCCTCAAGCACGCCCTACGCCAATAAACATACAGCCCTTTGCCTGTCTGTCAATAGCCATACCTAAACCCCTACCCAGCAACGGGTTGCATATCCGTTGCATATGCATCTGGCTTGCGCTTGGGTTTACCCAGCAACAACCCGCGCCGACGGAGGGAGTACGCCAACTCCGGTGAGCCGAGGAGTTTCTGCACTTCATATCGCGGGATAAGCCAAACGCCGCGCTTGGTCATCGTTCGCACCGCATTGAACTTGCCCTTCTTGACCCACGCATGAATCAGTTGCCGCGAGAGTCCCAACGCTTCCGCCGCCTGTGAGATAGTCATCGGTCCTTCGGTCATTCGTCCTCCGTGATGCGCCACTTGAGGGCGCGGGTGAGTGCGTCAATAACGGACGCGGTAAAGAGTTCCTTCGGTTGACAACGCAGGATGCGCCAGCCCAATGCCGCCGCCTCCCGCCCCTTCTCTTGGTCCCGCACAATGCCGGTCCCGCGCCCGTGCGCCCCGCGTACCCAGACCCCGCCGTCAATCTCAAGCGCGACCCTCTGGTCGGGCCACGCCCAGTCCATCCGCCATTTGCGGGTCGGGTGGAACCGATACTCCGCCACGGGTATCGGGAGACGCTTGGCCTTGCAAAAGGTGTCAAAGCTAACTGGCATATGCATACCGGTTATGCAGGGATGAACGGCCTAACTGGTAGCCTGTTGCCCATTAGCCGTCCGTCCGCGTGGCCCAGAGCCATTGGGTGTTGTAGGCCATCCCTTCAAGCATATGCGGGTCCAGCCCTAACGCCTTCCAGCCGTGCTGATGTTGTTTGCGGTGGCACGACGGACAGAGCGGGATGATTTCGCGGTAGTCCGCCTTGCGCCCCATGCCGCCCGACTTGATATGCGCGTTCTCGCTCGGGCGCTTGGCACAGACCATACAGGGCAAGCTGTTGATGAACTCGACCCGACGCTTGGACCCATACACTCGCTGAAACTCAATGCCCGAGCGCGGCTTGGCCTTGATGCGCTTCCGTGCCTTTGGCTTGGCGTTGCTGGTCAGGCGCGTCTTGCGCTTGAGCGGGGTCCGCTTCACGCCTTCCTCCGACACGCCCACGCCACCCTCTGAAACTCGTCTTGCATAAACGGCTCTAGCTTGTATCGCGCACAGGCGTCGGCAATCTCGGAGTCTTGTATCTCCCACCAGTTCCAATGCGTGCCGTGCATCTGATTGTAGAAATAGTCGTGCGTCGGTGCGTAATCGTGCGCCATGATGACATCGCCTGACCGCAGGAACTTGGCATAGCGGTTGAACTCGGCGGGCTTGTTCCCTCCGTCGCAGAGGACAAGGGCAGGGCCTTCCGCGTACTTGACGTGGTACTCCAACACCGTTGAGTTCAGCGCGTCCACGCCGTAATACATGATGCCGGGTTGCATGAGGTGAGGCCTGTCTCTTACCGCCGGGTCACAGGTCCAGAGGTCCGTCGCCTTCAAGCCAGCCTCGTCAAGCAAGTCGCGAATCAGGATGGTCAGCCCACCATCTGCCGTGCCAATCTCTAGCACCTTGACGGGCTTGAACGTGCGGAACAGCGCCCGGAAGACATCTGCCACGTAGCCATTCTGATGCACCGGCACGCCGCGATATTCAAAGAACATCGGGTCAGTCATGCGACCACCCCTGCCGCGTGCCTTTGGCAACCAGCACCCGTGCGTAGTGGTGCGGGTAAAAGCGATGCTCTATGCGGTTTCCTCGGAACTGGTCGCGCCACTCAACCGTCGGCTCGTCAACTTGCAAATCCGCGATGGTCTTGCGGTCTTCCTCCTTGCATCGCTTCATATGGCACTCCGGCCCAGTCGGGCAGGTTGGGGTTCACGGGCCATCAACTGCTCACCCTTCGCGGTAATGCGGCGGACCATGCGGTCGGCCTTCGTGTCAGGGTCTTGGCGCGTCTCGTCCGTATCGCACAGCAAGCCAGACCGCACCAACTCCGAACAGCGCGTGGCGTACTCCGACCGCAGGTTGAGTCCCGCCCACTCTGCCGCCTCTCGGTCGGTTAGCCCCTCGGAGTGGACGTAGTGCGCCTCGAGCAGTCTGGCCTTTGCGGTCCCCGAGCGCGGCAGGATAGCGTCTGCCGCGTTGTGCGAGGAGGCAGGGTCCGAGGCTCTGGCCTTTTCCTGAATGTCAAATAGCCCGAAGCTGATGGGCTGACGGCGCCGCGCCATATCCAGTTCGACTTCATCCATCGACCACATCCTCCGCGTCAAAGTGTTGAGCGCAAACGTTCAGCCCGTGCGACATCCACGCATAGGTATCACCCGGCTGTATCGCCCCGCGCCAATCGCCGTCGTGGTCCTGCATATCGCAGTCCCGAGTCTCGCGGGAGACACGTACTCTGGCCCCCCGCAACTCGTACCATTCGTGGTCTGCTCGGATGCGCTTCATCGTCAGAACGGAAGCGAATCGTCCATGTCGTTATCGTCTGGCGGCGGAATCTTGCTGAAGTCAGGCGGCGGGACGCGCTTGCCGCTCGGGGCTGGCATCTTGACCTCGGGTGCCTTCTCCGCTGGCTTGGCTTCCGCGAGGCCGTCGGGCTGGATGCCCTTGTCCTTCCAGCTAATCCAGACGGTTGCGGTCGCGGCCTGAATTGCCGCCGCGTCGAGGCCGTAGCCGTACTTCTGCGAGGTCTGCGCCAGATGCCCAGCCACCGCATCCCAGAGCATCAGATAGTTCGCCAGAATCGCATCTCGGCGCGGCTGGACGGCACCGCTGGCGGCTGGCTTGGCGGGTTCCACGCGAGCCGACGGCTTGGGCTGGGCGGGTTCGGTCCCTGCGTAGCTGATGCCCCAGTACGGCTTGGCCCCCTTCTTCGGGTTCGGGTCGCGGCTGAAGGTCACATTCATCCCCACCACGCTCGACTCATCTAGCCCCAGACGCTCTAGCTGACGGTCAGCGGACTGCTTGGGAAGGTACAGCGTGTCGGAGCCGTCGGAGAACAGCACCTGCTCGCCGTAGTTGCCTGTGACGGTCTTGCACTCGGTGACGGTCATCGTGTGTGCGTCACCTTCGTTGACCAGCTTCAAAATCGCCATCGTCTATCTCTCCGTCTCAACGTCTGCGAGGATGCCGTCCTCGTCGCGGAGGCGGCGTTGTGCCGCCCGTAAATAGCCTACCGTGTCGGATATATCCCACCATGCATTCCAGACCATCGCCAGCGCATCGTGCAACCGCTCATCGTCGCGGTTGTTGATGGACTTCAGGTTCTCGTACTCGTCCATCAGCGGGTCCATCTCGCGTTGCAAGTCGTGGAGCCGCTGGCGGAAGCCCTCGACCTGCGCCAGCACCACGTTCACTCGGTCAGAGGTCATCGTAGCCTCGGGCGTAGCGGTCATCCTCGTAGTGCGCGGCTTTGGCTTCCTCTTTGCGGTCCCAGAGTTCTTCAAAGAGTTCTTCGTGTTGCTTGTCGGTCAGTTCGTGGTCGCACTCGGCCTCCTCGATATAGACCTCGTAGTCATGCGACAAACCGACCGACGGGTCAGGCGGCGAGTAGTAGACGCTCACCTGCATTGGCAAACCGCACGTGGGGCAACCGACCGTTTCCATAGGGTCTCCGTGTGAGGGGGGTGCCAATAGAGTAATGCCAATACCGGAAGTCTGTCAATAGCCCTCAAAAACAAACCCGCCACTCGGTCAGGAGTGACGGGCTTGGCAAGTCCCGAGGCTTCAGTATCCCCCGACACGGAGAGCGGGGAGCTTGCGGTAGAACGATACGCAAAGGCGTGACGCGGTGCAATATCGGATATGCCGGGGCCATTCCCGGTCGTAAGGCGGGATGGGGACAGATGGTGGGCGGAAGGCTGACGGTGGGGCGGTCTGCGTGTCTACCCCGGCACAGGTAGAACCCCTTCGACCGGTGACCTGCGGGGCCGTCATCACCCCGTGTAGCTCCCCATCGACTCCCCAAAACGACCGACCACGTTGTAGGCTGACAGCGCGTGGATTTGTTTTCATCGGGGGCGACAGGCACGGTCAGGATTGATTGTCAGCCGTCCGAACGACTGACCAGCGGGAGACCGAGAGTAGGCCCGCTGTTCCTGCGTTAGAGTTGCGTCAGCGCCTCCATCGCGTACAGGTCGGCCCGCTCGACTACCTTCGGCTCTAACTCGCCCGTGACCTCACAGACTTGCTCGCGAAATATCCAGCCGACGAACGTACAGGTGGCGTACTCGACCTGCACCAGCACGTAGATGTCGGGGCGTTTGTCAGGCCGGGTGTCGAGGTAGAGCGGGCTGGTCTTGCTCCGCGTGCCTTTGACATCGACCGTGTAGCCCAAGTAGGTCGCGTCATAACTGCCTCGGCGGAGATGCGTCGAGAGGTCCGCCGCGACATTGGCCCAGCGCGAGAAGGCCAACTCCGCATACAGCCCGACTAACTCCGTCGTAATCGGGTCTTGCTTTCCAGCCTTCTGATTTGCAATACCAACTTCCCGGTTCACGCCCTGCCGCAAGGTGGCAAGGGTCGCCGCTACCGTCATCTCGCCGTTGTTCAGTACGATGACTGCCATACGCCTACAAACAAGGAAGCCCGCCTTTCCCGAGAGAGGTCCATTGGCTTACGCCTTTGGCATCGGAAATAGGTCGGGCTTCGATTGTTACTGCTTATGCGATGCCTCTACACCGCACAGACCAATCTAATGCAATCTCCCGCTACGTCAAGCCGTGAAGCCTATGCGTTTTCGCTTGGCCTCGGGTGGCATTCGCCAGTCCTCCAAGTCCTCCTCCTCTGGCGTCTCGAACCCGCCGCCGTGCAGAGAACCGGCATCGACGATTAGCTCCTCGTACCCAGCCTGAACCAACGTCCGCACCATATCGAGTAGCTCTTTTGCCACCGCCCCAGAGTCCGTTGCCGCAACATCAGCAATCTCAATGGACAGGCCGTTCCGATGGACCGAGACCGTGGCCTTGCGGTTCGTGAACGGGTTTGACTTGCGCCTAGTCATCGGGCCACCCGTAAAGGACGCCGTTCCGCACAATCTTCTCCATCGACGGCAGATACCCGTCGCACCACGGACACTTGACCCACGGCTGGGTTACGTCCTTTGACTTCCACCATATCCAACCAATACCCCAGAGATAGCCAATCTCGCCCCGGTCCCGAGCCGCCTTGCGTTCAGGGCAGGGGATAGGCGACCAGTCGCGGCAGACAGGCCGCTCCATTAGGGCTTCACCGTGGCGCGTGTCATGCCTACAAGATAGCCGTCGGCGTGGTAGGTGTAGGAGTCCATCGCTCGCGGTGCGCCAACGTAGCCCTCGGAGGCGTGCCACCCGTCGGGCGGGCAGAGGGCTGGGTGCTGACGTATTGTCACGCCGCCAACCGTGGTGACCGCCGCTTCGCTGTGCCGATGCCCGTGATGTACCTCACGCAATAGGGTCTGACCCCAATGCTCCCGCGCCTCTAACGCCATCAACTCGCCCAAGTGTTTCTGTGCCTTGTCGCCGTGCGTCAACCCAATCAGGCACCGCCCGTGCGTGACGTATTTACGGGTGGTATTGGTTGTGTTTATGGTGACGTTCGGGTGGCCTCGGAACTCCGCCGACAGAATCTGCCGCAACGCCACGGTCATCACCGCATCGTGATTGCCCGGCACTAGCACGACCTCGGTAGTGGTCCGCTGGCTCATGTCAGATATGACATCGCAGAGCGTCGAGACGGCTTCCTCGAGCATCTTCTCGACCCGCCCGTCGCGGTCCAGCGGCGTGCCTTTGGTGGTCGTACCGTGCGGCGTGTCGTAGTGCAACAGGTCGCCCAAACACCAGAGGGCCAGCTTGCCAGCAGGTTGCTTCGTATCCAGTAGCTCGGCAACCGACTCGCGAATCAGCCGCGTGGCAATAGTGATGTCGTAATCCTCCCAGCCTGTCTCCTTGCCCCACGCATATTTGCCGATGTGCGGGTCCGCCAACACCAGCGCCTGTAGCATTTCCGTGCGACCGGACGTAGTAATGCGTCGCGGGACTATCGGCTTGCGCTTGGCGTAGGCACCAGCAATCAGCGCCTCGACCGCCTCCAGCACGTTCGGCCCGGCCTTTGGCTTGAGCTTAACGAACACGCGGTGCAGTTCGGTCGTGCTGACCTTGCCCGTTGCGGGGTCTTTCGTCGCCACCTCGTACTTGGTTGCCTGACTTTCCGCGACCTCAAACTTGGTCAGGTCGGCGCCGATGTGTGCGAGCAAGTCCTCCACCGTTTTGATGCGCTTGCCGTTGGCTCTAGCCTCAATGCCCGCCTCGCTCGCGGAGTGCTGAACCTCCTGCTCGGTCTCCTTCCCCGGCACATCAGGCAACGGCGTCTTGGGCTTTGGACCGACTTTCCAGCCGTTCTTTTGCCGCACCATTTTGATTGACGCTTCGCCGCGCACAACCTTGCCGTCGTGGAACTCCGCGTTGAGACGCTTCGCCGCATCCTCCGCGCTGTACCCCTGCGCGGTCAACGCGGCACAACGCGCTAACTCCTGTCTAGACCACCCGATATGGTCGCGGCGTAATGGCATCGAAGGGGGAAGTCGGGGGAGTCCAGAGATGAATCATCCGTCCATCCGGATGAAGCAATGGAACGGAGCCGTCATCGTTGCGGTCAACATCGACGAACCCCCCATCCAAGCACCACCCACAGGCCGGGAAATGGGCGTCAGTCGAGGTGCCACCGCAGTCGGGGCAAATCACGCGAATACAATTCGGCATCGTGGGCATCTCCTAGAATGCCACCGCGACTGCCAAGAGAAGGGCCGACCCCACGCCTAACAGGAACGCGGTCGTTCGGTTGGGACACGGCACACCCCAGATGGCACACCGCATCGACCCACGCGCCTGCGCCAACGCGGTCAACGTGTCAACCTGCACGGTAACCGCTTGCCGCTCTTGCACGTGCGCTATCAATAAGCTGTCAACGGACTCTTGATAGCGCAAGACCTGACGCTGATACGCCTCGGCCTCCTCCACCGTTTTGACAAGCGCCACCCGCAGTTGCTTGATGGTCGCGGAACTATCAACCGCCAGCATCATTGCCGAGTCCACCGACAACCGAAAGTCGGGCGTCCTGACGGCGTTCCGCTTGACCTGCACCGTCTGCGCGGCCTTATCAGAGGCCCGCCGAGCGTTGTCTACCTGCGCCTGCAAGTCCTCCACCGTGGCCTCCAATTGCGCTATACGGGCGTCTGACGCGGTTTCCCCGCCCGAGGGGAGTAGGAATAGCCCGACCGCTATGGCGATGAGCGCGAGCGTAAACAAGCGGTCATCGGTCACGCGAAGTCAAACAGACGGAAGTTCGGCACGTTCTCGGGGTCGGTCTTGCGACCCTTCGGGGTAGCGACGGCGGCGTGCGTGGTCACCGCCTCAATCGGGTAGTTCTGCCGCCAATACTGGATGACGCCTTTGGCAATGGCTATCTGTTGGGGGGTCAGCGGCGTCACGCCGTCATTCGGATTGACAAAGGCAAGGCCAAGCGAGATGCCGTTGATGTTCTGGACCCCGCCCCATTCCGAGACCCCAGCGTGCCACGCGGCTCGCTCGGGGCTGACTACGCTGTAATACGTCCCGTCAGAGGCAATCAGGCCGTGGTAGCTGACCTTGCTCCCCGATGTTTTTATCCAGTCGAGGATGCCGCGTAAGGCACCGGGGCCGGTCGCGTGGAGGACAATGACCCGAGGCCGCGCCTCATTCGGGCGGGCGGAGTGGTTCGGGCTGTCCACGCGAGGCATTAGAGATTGACGCCCTTGCTATCCGGAAAGAGCTTCTGGACAATCAGGTCCACCGTCCGCATACCCAACACGCCAAGCAAGAAGGCCATCGCAGACTGCGTGTTGGGGCTAGCCTCTATCCCCGTCACCGAGAACATCAGCGGGGTTAGGAAGTAGGCCGAACCCGTCCCCGCAAAGATGGCAAGCAGGGAGTCCCGCAAGCTGTTCGTCTTTTTGCTTAACACGCTAATCACAGAACCGGTGAAGCCAGCGATAAGAAGCATCAGTTCGGAACGGTCCATCGGCTACTCCTGCAAAGGGTCTGCATAAATATACACAGCGGTCAAGAGTTCCAGCCCATCGTCGGGAACGCTCCCGCCTTCGTCCGCTCCTCAATGACGCGGAACGCCGCATCGTAGGCCCGCCCAACCGAGCGTAATCCGTACAGCCGTCTGGCTCTGGCGCGAACGTCCTTGCGGTTCAAGCCCGCCACCGCGTCGATGGCATCGAGGTACTGCCGCGTGGTCTGACAGCGGAACCCCGTCCGGTCCTGCGCGACCGTCTCCGTGAACGCCCCGAAGCTCGACGTGATGGCTGGGGTGCCGCAGAGGGCCGCTTCCACGACCGTCCCGCAGAACGGTTCGATGTAGTGCGAGGGGGCGATGATGGCCCGAGCGTTGCCCAAGTACGCCGCCCGCTCCTCGTTGAGCGCCCCGACGTACTCCACGTTGGTAGGGATGTCCCCGAACTGCGTCAGGTCGCCTTGCCCCGCCAAGATGAACGGCACGTCAGGCCGGAGCCTAGCCAACTCCAAGATGAGCGGGACGCCCTTGCCCTCGGTCAGCCGCCCCAAGAACACGACCGCCTCCCCGCCCGGACCCTCGGACCACTCGTCTACGTCATACGAGTTCGGCACCACGAACTCAAGCCGCGCCGAGGAGCTATGCACCCCAGCCCGCCCCTCCTTCGCCATGCACCCGTGCCGCACCGCCTCGGACTCGTAGATGCGCCACGGCAGAAGCGTGTCGAAGTACCCAATGCCCGACTCGACCGCCGATGCCCCTGCCTTAAGGTTGGGCAGGTCGCGGATGGCTGGCGCGTGCGCGTGACCAAAGGGAAGCAGAATGCAGTCGCCCGGCTCGACCCTCGCCTTGAGTTCGTCGCGGGCGTAGAGGTTCCATTGGCGGTAGACCTCCGAGTCGGCTTGTGCGTCATTGCCGTAGAAGGCGGTCTTGTCGTGGTTGTAGGGATGCCCGAGGAGCCGCTGATGCTCCTCCTGCCCCATCACCACCACGTCCTCCGAGGCGCCAGAATCAGAGCCTTCAACGCCGTAGTGAATCACCTCATAGCCCAGAGGCACCATCATCCGCGAGAACTTGTAGACCTTCTGGGTAAACGCGCAATGCGCGAAGGCTTTGGTCGTGACGGTATGAGGGATACCGAGCAGATGTAGCCGCACTAGAGATTACCCTCCGAGGTCCAAGTACCGGGGTCGCCCGCCACGGTGCAGACCCACGACTTCGGGTTGCCGACGGTCGGGTCCAAATTAAAGTGCCGCTGGTTTACGTGCCAGTAATTCGATGGCTGTGCAACCGTTATCGATGGCCCATCGCCCGGCGCGGCATCAAACCCGACCTGCGTTCCCGTCACCGTACAGGCCGCGTCAAAGATTGAGCTATGCGTTGGCGGACTGCCCAACTGCGTCAAGTCGCCATCGACCATCAGATTATTAGCAATGATGGTTGAACCGCCGCCTAGCTCAACATCAGCCGTAATCCGTGAATCTCGTATAATCAATCCGCCATCGACCTTGAATGTTCCCGAAGATGTAATCCGGCAGTCATTCTCCACGACATAGCAATACCCGTAATCCGTGTTATTGGTCACCCAATTGCCTACGGTGCATCCACGGAAGGTGGCGGCGGCAAGGGTCGAACTGGCGCGAATCTCGTCAATCTCGCATTCCGTAAAGACAACTTGTTCTGGCAAGGCCGGGTTGCCACAGTTGCCCATCAGCAATAAGCCAATGTTCGTGCCTTGCGCCAAGAATGCGGGAGCCTTTGTGCTAGGGCTAATAGCCATTTCCAGTTCATCAATTTGTCCGCCGATGATTTGCACACGCCCATCATTGCCAGACTTCATGCGTCCGATGTGCGTGATGTTAGGCGAGGTCAGGACGATACCGGCGTTGCTTAAGCCGTCCATATCGACTTGCACGTTTGGCTCGGTCATGATGGCGGTGTAGACGCAGTTCTCTCCCTCAACCACTAACCGTCCATTCTGCGTCCCAATCGAGGCATCAAAGCGTCCTTGATTGAAGTGCGACCGCGCACCAGACAGCACCCATGTCGGCGCCCATGAACCGCTTGATGGCGTCAGGTCTACGTCTGCTCGCTCGCTGTGAATGTTATCCACGATGCTTGCCAGCATATCGATATAGATGGCCCGCTCCACCGATAGCTCGACTTGAAGTCGCTGGATGTGCGTTTCGTTGCTGGTGCCAGAGGTCGCCGCGCACCGCATCGCATAGCTCGAACTGTTGCCGCACTCCTCAACAGAGATGGTCGTGAATACGGAGTCGAACACCTCATCAATCTCCACGCCGGTCCCATTGAGTTTCGAGGCGCGGACGTTCTGAATCGTCGAAAGTTGCGGGTTGAAGAACTTGATGCCATTGACCGTCGCCCGACCGCCCAAGCTCCCGTCCGCCTGAATCTTGCAGTCAAACACATTGATGATAGACCCCTTGACCACAGGGCCATACGAGGCACAGGTCGTGAGGACTGTGTAGCCGGTGCCAGCCGAACCGTTGGTCAGCACATACAGCCCCGGCCCGTCATCGTTTCGCGTCGCGTCAAAGAGCAACCCAGAACCCGTCATGTAGAGCGGCCCGTTGACCTTAATCCGCAAGCCCCCGCAATACAGGATGCGCCGTTGCTGGGCCGCAATATCCAGCACCGCTTGGAGTTTCTGCGTCTGCCCAGTCACATACGCGGCGTTGGTGTTTGAGGGATTATCCTCCACGCCATAGTCGCCAGCATAGATAAAGTTGGCATCCACCGCTCTTGACGGACCCGTAAAGGTCTGCCCTTGCGTGACCGCAATAAACTCCTCATCGAGCTTATTCGTGTCTTGATACTGAAGCTGATAGAGGCTCGGTTGGGTGGCATTGACGCGGACCTCATACGTCCATTGCTGGGTCGGCGTCGAATCCCACGTGGCGGTCCAGCCGTAGGTGCCGCTCTTGACGCCGCTTGTCACTACGTTAGTTGCCAGATTCCCATTCTGGTCGCGCACGGACGCCGCCACAACCTCCGTGGTGAACGTCTGTTTTCTATTCAACGCGCCATCTTCGTCTAGCTGGTTGTTGCCTAGCTGAAAATAGTACCGCCAGAACACCGTATACTTTTGATTGCTTGAATCAAAGAACGCTCTTGTTTGCGTGATGATGGGCGCGTTGGTCCCATAATTTTGCGGATACTCCGAGATGCCCGTGCCGATGTAGCCGATGGTGCCAAACGTGTCAGACCCATAGACGCGCCATTCCATCTGCCGCACGGTTTTTGCTGTCGGTTGACCTTCGATAACGCTAAATGCCCCAGTACGAATCAAAGCATAGGTGGACTTTTCAATTTTGCTAAATGCCGACCACGCACCCCACGATGTTCCGGTGCGAGTGCGCGTGCGGTACTCGTAATAGCTAATGCGATTTTGCGAATCATCGTACTCCACGCCGATATTCATAGCGGGCGTGAACTGGTTGTCCGCAATCGTGAATGGCGTCAGTTGCGCGGCATTTGGCTCGGGCCGAATGAGAGTATTCGGTACCCCAGTTGCCACAGCACTCAAGCCGTAATAAGTAACTAACCCCACCTCAAACTCTGGCATATAGCCAGAGTCCGCTTGGCCTGACCGTGTGTGCTTAATGCGATACCAATACGTCGTACCATCTCGAGGCAGATAGTCAACATATGTCTCGGTTTCGGCGGCGACGGTAGCGATTGCCGCATACGTCCCCGGCAGACCAGCACTATTTGGCGCACGTTCGATAACGATTTGGTCCGCTCCTGCCGCCGACCACAGCGCAAGCGCCACGCCTTGCGGCAGGTTGGCATCTGCCACGCCCTGAATGATGGCAAACCCGGCGGGACGCGGAGCAGTACCGCTGGTAGTACCAATCGTGCTAAAGGTCGCCGTCGCCACGGTGCCACGGGTATCTGCGACAATATCGCGGAACGCCACGCCCACGATGTAATTGGCAGACGGGGCTAGGTTGGTGAGCGTCGTGGAGGTCGTGCCAGCCGACAGCGAGTTGATGCGGTAGCCCTGCCAGCTACTCGGAGCCACGGAACCCGGTGCCACAAACACATCGACCGTATCCGTCGTGTTGCCGCCAAGCGACCACGACACGACCGCCGACCCGTTGGTGATGCTCGACACCGTAACGCTCGACGGAGCCGACCACGCGGAAAGCGTCACGCTCTGCCAGTTCGTCCAGAGGCTCGGAAACAATCCAGCCTGTTCCGTTCTGGCGCGGACGTAGACCGTCGTGCCGGGCGTGACCGGCGGCAATTGCACCGCCCCCGTCGGGATGTTCAGCGCGGCATAGCGAGTGAACGTGACGCCGTGTGCGCTACCGGCAGGGGCCGACGCACCTGTGGCCCACTCAACAGCCACCGACAAATCTGCCGCATTGTTGAGAGCGGGCGCGTTGGTAATCGTAAACTCGGCAATGCGGCGTGGGTCTGCCGTACTGCCCGCAATGGTGATGGTCGGCGCGATGGCGGGTTGATTGTAGACGCCAGCGTCTACCAGCTTAAACATCGGTCCTTCGGGCTTCTCGTCACGTCGGACTACCTGCGCCACGCGAGGGCCGACCGTGGACTCCCCGATGCGGTAGTTCTTGTTGGGGTAGTAGCCAACGTTGAGGTACACCAAGTCCCCAACTTCCGCCGCCGCCGCCGCCGAAGTCCGTAGCACCTGCACATCCATCGACGGTGCGCCACGCCCAAATCGGTCAAACCCTTCCCGTGCAATGCCGACCACGAACTGCTGAAGGTTTGGCACGAAGCTCGACACATCATGCACCATCCCCGGCAAGCGATACTCGATTACTCGCGTCGAGAATGTGCTGGTGTCGGCGTTTTCAATCTGGACCGCTTGCTTGGTTACACGAATGCCGTCGGCTGGTGGCGTCTCGTTATTGCCATCGACCTCGGCCCAGCGGCTGAACGTCTGTTGCTCCACGACAAAGCTCGTTACTACCGTGGCTTCGTCAAGGTCGAAGATGGGCGGCGGGTTGTCTCCCACCACATCGGCGTCCGCGATGGTCAGCGTCGGGGCGCTTGCTTCCAACTGGCGCGTGGTGAAGAACTCAATCTCGTTGCTTCCGTTGGTGCGAGCCGCGAACCCAAACGGGCCAAACAAGGCAGACTCCATAAACTCTGCCATTGTCTGCGGCTCGGTCACCCGCAAGGCTAACCGCGTGTTGGGTCCAATGTTTGCAATAGCCGTTCCGACAGACCCGGAATCGACCGGAACGTTGATAAGCTCATACAGCTTCTCGGCAATCTCAACTGGGTGCAGGTCGATGTAGAGCGGCGAGGTCTCGTCCACCTGCCGCGCCACGGCACGAACCCGCACTACCGTATTGACCGACGGCAACGCGGGCCACGGTGCCGTCACATCGTCAGGGTCATACGCATCAAGCGTAACAAAGAGACGCGAACTTAAGCCGCCAGATTGGAAAGGCCATCGGTCGACCTGCGCTCCACCCGCTGGCGGTTGCAATGGGTTGCCGACATTGCTAAACAGCATCCGAATAGAGCCATAGAACGTATCGGCGCCGTTCTCCACCACCGCCACTAAACGTGGATAGGCTGGCACGACATCTGCCGTATTAAGCGGATTGAACGTACTGCCGACTAGCGACTTGTCACCGGGCAACAGTTCGCGGTACGGAAGGATGTTGTTGTAAAAGTTCGTCGCTTGTCCCGGTCCCGGCACCTTCTTGCGTTCCCAGCTTGGCGCGAAGTAACCCGCCTGATACTCAAAGGCCAGAACATCACCTTGCTTGGGAGCCGCCGCCGACCCGCTCGTTCCCAAGAACTGAAACTCCCATCCCCGCGAATCGATGGTCTTGTCACCGCCGACCCCGAACCCGTCGATGATAGGACCGCCAAACACGCACCCGCGTTGTGGGAACTCGTCACGCTCTGCCGTCGTTGACCACGTGAAGATTTGCTTGGTCTGCTCGACACGGCGCGTATTGCTGATGGTAAAGGCGTACCGGATGGCGTCAATCTGCCGCACGCTCGTCAGGTAACCAGCTTGCCAGACCGTCCAATTAGAGCCGCCGTCCGAGGACATCTCCAAGAACGCCTTGCGCGACAGCAAGTGCGGACGACCGAACTCGGCATTGTTTGCCTCTAGCTCAATCGGGTCGCCGTTCTCCAACAGAATCTTGTCGCCGTTTTCTAGCAACAAGAACTGGTCCGTGCCGTCGTAGATTTGGCTAGTAACAAGACGCAGGGTGCCGGTCGTGTCTGTTCCCGTCACGACATCGACCACCTCGACCACGTAGGCACCAGTACGCACCGCCCCGGTCAGCAGGTCAACTTCCTGCCCGTCTCCATTTGGAACGGCGGCGATATAGGGGTTGGTGCCTCCGCGCAGGGAGGTAATGACGAGCGTATCGGTCAGCCCGTCAGCGGACTTGATGGTCAGGCGGTAGGCTTGGGTCGGCATCAGTCGTAGAGGCAGAGCATCGCGGAGGGGCTCGCGGCCCCATTAATCAGCGTGAACGACATAGAGTAAAGCAACAGGTTCTTGTCCTGCAACGTGATGGTCACGTCCCCGTCAGGCGCGAGATAGCAGGTCGTGTAGCTTCTGCTTGCCGCGTCCCCCGTGTTGACCGTCACGGCCTCGCCGCGAAGTAACCATTCCTGACAGCGGAGCATCGTCGCCATGCTGGTGTTCGGGATGTCCGTCATCATAAAGCTCGCGCCGTAGTCGGTGCGGAAGCGGAACTGATACGGACGCCCCGTGCCAAGCGCAGGAACGCGAGGGCCGATTGGACGTTGGAACGGGGTCCAGTCCGCGAACCGCGAGCCGACTCCCGTGCTGATGCCTGTCGTACTGTTATCGAGCGTCGCCGCTCCGGTGCCATCGGTAAACGTAATCGTTGCCATTAGCCAATCCTCCCACGGCTCTCTGCCTTCGTCATCAGTTCCTGAATCGCTCGCTGGGCTGACGGGTCATTGGGGCCAATCACCGTCACGTTCATCGATTGACGCGGTTGCATTCCCGCCGCCGTAGTCGCGGAGGTCTGCCCAAAGATGAGTTGCGTGGTCGGCAAGCTTCCGCCCAATCCACCCATCCCACCGCCAAAGCTGGCAATGCTACCCGCTCCGCCACCAGCCTGTCCGCCAAACATCCCACGCGCTACGCCACCCAACGCCGCGCCAATACCAATCATTGCCAGCGATGCGACCAACGCGCCACCCGGAAGCAAGGAGGCGAGCGAGGTCATGATGGTAGTCATCAGCCCAGAAAAGGCTTCCGAGGCGATACCAAACCGCACCATCGCATCACCCAAACCAGCCAGCATCATCGACGTAAGCGCCTTGAATCCCTCACCGATACTACCAGATGCCACGGCCTGTTGAATACCGCCGACAATGCCACCGACCATTGCCGCCCCAACAGAATCTTGGAACGTCTGCCGCATATTGTTGGCAAGGTCCAATGAGGCTTGCTGGGCTTCCGTCAGGACGATACCTGTTGCCTTTGGTATAGCGGCCTGAATCGCGCCCAAGTCAAAGGGCGCACGACCGACTCCGGTGATTCCTGCGCCTGCACCCGGAAGCGCACCCAACGGACGTCCCTGACCCACAACTCCAGCGCCAGCACCAGCACCACCACCAGCCGTGCCGAAACGACCAGCCAACTCACGCGCCCGCAACAGCGACCGCTCCTGTGCCTCAAGTGCCGCAATCCTATTGCGAAGCTCATCAAGCTGACGGATGCGTTGCTTGGCCTGTTCAATCTCCTGCACGGTGCGACGGCGATTGGTGTCAGCCGCCGCGTTGTTGAGGATTTCCGTGTTGAGCGCGGCGTACTGCTTTCGCAAGTCATCCAAGCCGCCGACAAACTCGCCAGAGGTCAGGTCGAGCAAGCCGTCCTGCACATCCCGCAACCGCTTGGTAATCTGCGCCACATCGCCAGCCAGTACCATCTCGCGAAGCGCCTTCTGCGCGTCCTCCGCCATCTTCTTTGCTTCGTTGCCAGCCCGTATAAACGAGGTAATGGCGGCACTCGCGAATCCAAGCAAGGCGGCTACGGCAAGTCCAGTCGGGCCGAACATCACCGAAATCTGCGAACCCGCCTCGACAATACGCGTCCCCATATCTGCCGTGATGGAGCCGGTGCGGGCCAAGCTGTTGCCCACAGCCGCAAAGCCAATCGCCGCCTTTGCCGCTCGGTCACCAGCGATTTGTGCGTTGCCACCAGCCGTCTGTGATTGTCTGCCAAAGTCGCCAGCGGCTCCGCTAGTTTTCTTGAACTCGGCGGCAACATCCTGCGTCTCTTTCTTGAGACGCTTGAGCGCGGCTTCGACTACTGCCGCGCCTTCTTCCTTGACCAGCATCTCAACGGAAAAGACCCGCATTGCTTACTCCTGTACGACGGCTTTCGCCATCCGTTGAGACAGGGCCGTCAGCCGCTCCCGCGTCTGGTCAAACATCTGCGACAACTGCCCCGCCGCCTTCAGGTACCGCATCTCCATCTTCTGCAAGTCTTGTGGCTGATGGAACGCAATGGCAACCTGCCCTGCCAAATCCGTCCGCTCCCCCATCCGCTCGACCGTCGCTTCCTTCGCCATCGCTCGCAACTCCGCCCACATCCAGAGCGTTATCGCAAACGATTCCCCCGCTACCACGCGGACGGGTTGCCCCGTTTCCCGCGACACCTCCACCACCACCCGCCTAACAAACTGCTCGGCGTCCCACGGCACGGCGACGGTGTGACCCGTCGCCTCGGTCAGTTTTTTTCCGACCGCTCCGCGAGCATTGCCTCGACCTCGGACACCTGATTGCGGCTCAACTGAATAAGCGCGGCAATCTGGTCCACGGTCAGGGCTTCCACTTCCTTGTCGGTGAGGTCCGGGCAACTGGACCGCACAACTTCCAGTAACGCTCCGAGCATCGCATCGCCAGCGCCGTCCTGCGTGGACAGCGCGGCGATTTTATGCGCGGACGCCCCGGTCAGGGGGCGCACAACAATCTCTCGTCCGAACAGCGTCACACGCGGTAGGCGTGCCGGGTTCACCAACTCGTCGAGGTTAATCATCTGTCCTTATCAGACCGAGGTGAGGTATTCGATGCGGAACGGAGCCGAGCCAATCGCCGTAAAGCCCGAGAGGGTGGGGTCAAGACGCGCCTCAATCTCAAGCGCAATCGCAATCTCCGCCCCGTCCTGTCCGGTGATGTCGTACTTGGTGCAAAGCGCCGACGGGAAGCGAACCTGCACATAGCTCCCAGCCGACGAGGTGGCCCCGCCGCGTTGCCAGATGCACCGCACGTCGGAGAGGTAGTCGCCCGAAACGAGCAACTGGCCCGCCGACTTGGGAGCGTAGGAGGTCGAGGCCGTCCACGCGCCCGTCACGGCAGTCGCCGCACCCGGCTCAATTTGTCCGACGTTGGTAGTCGAAAGCTGGATGCAGGTGCCGGAAATCTTCGGCATCCGCATCGTCACGCGGTCAAGACCCTTGACAGGCGACCGCTTGCCGTCGAAGTCTGCCGCACGGTAGGTCACGCCGGGGTCGAACTTGAGGCCACCAGCGAAGGCGCCGAACACGGTGGCTCCGACATACAGGACGCCAGAGTCGAGCAGAACATCGCTCGGAAGGGAGGAAGTGTAGCCAGTCAGCGGAGCAGTCATTGTCCTATCCTACGGATGGGTGGTGGGGTGGAATCTAATTCGCTCGAACAGTTAACACACGGGGCCAGAGGAAGAACTCGTAGGTGCCAATAACCCCGACCACGGACGAGTCTGCCGGGTCGGTCATTTGTGGGATGGTCTGCCGCGTGCGCGACCGTCCCACCATTAGCCCCGAGGCCGGGTCCGAATAGGCCGTCAGGCATTGGTCCACGATGTCCATCGCCGTCTCAACGAGCGGCAACTGGCTCTCCGGCTTGCCAATACATTGCACCTCAAGCAACACCGTCTCTCGATAGCCGTTAAAGGCGGGCAAGCTAGTGCGGTCCATCAGCATTGAGATATACGGGAACTGCGCCGGCTCGGGTTGCGCCCGCACGTAGATGCGGTCCCCGACGAACTGCGCGAGCGTCTGGTTGTCCGACGATACATAGTCAAGCAATGCCCGCCGAAGCGTGCTGTAAATCTGGACCGTCGAGGCCGTCGAGGGCGTGACAATCGCGCCCTTCGTGGCAAACCGTGGCTTACTCATCGGACGGGCCTCCCGCGCTCGATATAGCGGTTCAGGACGCGGTTGTAGGTGTCAATCATCGCTTGCATCGACTGAATAGCAACCGGCTTGAAAATGGGAACGTGCGACCATTGCGGCACACCATTGATACGCCGGAAGATGTTGCGATGCCCAACTTCCCACGCCAGCGCAATCATTCCCACGGTCGCTGGCATTCCCGTACTCCGCGCCAGTTTACGGAAGAACTTGCGTTGCCCCTTCTTGGACTTGGGCTTTGCCATAATCCCATCAGGAATACCGACCTTCGCATACCAGCCATTCCCTCCAAACGTCGGCTCGTCCCGCTGGACGTGCTGAACGATTTGCGCCGTCGAGCGGAAGGCTTGGCTGGTATAGTAGCCCTTGAAGAACCGCTTCTTCACGTTCCCCTCGTACAATGCCGCCGCCGCATCGAGCGCCATCCGCGAGGCATCTCGATACTGCTTCAGGAACTGCGGCGAGAGGTCCGTGACTTTAACGGTCATTAGAGCGCCGAGGTTGCCGCCACCGTGACCGTCGCGCTCGTCACCGAGACCTGCACGCCCGCCGAAATCGCCGTGGTTGCCACGATGATATTGGCGTCGGAGGTGCCGACGTTGAGGTCGCAGATGGCGGTGGTGCCGTCTGACTTGAGGCACCGCGCCCACGCCGCCACGCCAGTCGCATTGGCGGAAGTGTCAGGCGAGATGGTGCCGAAGGTGATGACGCCGTTCGTCACGGACGCGGCGGCAGGGTTCGGGAAGCGAAGCTCCGCGAGAAGCACCTGCGTGGTCACCGCCGTCGCAGGGGTCGCGGGACGCGCCCCGTCGTAGATGCGGAGGTAGCCATCGTTGTATTCGCCGTCAATGGCATCAGCCATCAGGTTGCGAACCGCGTTAGTCCAGCCAGTTGACTTTGCCATTATTCTGCTCCGGGTTGCGCATAGCGCGGCTGTGTGACAAGAAGGGGTGTGACAACCTTGATGGCGTTATTGGTCCCACCCGTGACAATCTGGTAGACCGTCGCGCCGTTATAGCTAGTGCCGAGAATGGCGGTATTTGCGGCAGGAACTACCACGTAATACACGCCGGTATTGGTGACCTCTGCCATGCCAAGACCGCTTAAGCCCGCGATGGTCTGGGTGCCAAGCGCGTCCTCGTAGAAGGTCACCGACACGTTCGCCAAACCCGTCCACGGAACAAAGGTGTTCGAGGTTGAGTTGTAGAACGTGATTTTGCTCCGCACCAAATAGGCGTTGTTCGGATGGATGGCCTTGTTGACCGTACTGGTATTTGTCACCGTCATTACGGATACCCCTGCGAGAAGTCTTGCGCCGGGCTATACGGCATTGAGCGGTCCTCAATCCACGTATAATCCGTTGACACATCCATCACCGGAGCGTATGCCCTCGATTGCTCTGCGACCATTGCATAGTCGCTCGACCAATCCATCACCGGCGCATACACACCAGAGTAATCATAAGCAACCCCGCGCACCGACACCACCTGATAGCTCATCTGCCAGTTGTCCGCCGACGCTTCAGCCGACGCGGTAATCGTAGCAGGAAGCACCTGCACCCCGACCCCGGCAAAGGACTCCTCGGCTGACGCGGTAATGGCGGCAAAGATGGCCTCGCGCAGTTCCCCGTCCCCAAACGCCTCGGCACTACCGGTCAATACCGCCGAGATGAGCAGTTCGAGGGCGGCGGCTTGGCTCGCCTCGGCGCTTCCAGTCAGCGTACCTATCAATAGCTGGTTAGCCGTCAGGTCGCCGTAGGCTTCCCCGCTGGCAGTCAGGGCGGCTTCGAGCATCTGCTCCACCGCCATCGTCTGCTCGGCTTCGGCACTTGCTGTCAAGTCTGCCAATAGGCTCTGCACCAGCGCAAGGTCGCTTGACGCCTCGGCATTGCCGGTCAGGTCGCCAGTAATCAATTGGTCAATCGCCGCGTCCCCATAGGCTTCTGCGCTTCCGTCAGCCGTGCCGGTGAGCAACTGGTCTACGCTGGCATCGCCAAAGGCTTCGGCCTCACCAACGACCGCCGCCAATAGTTCCTGCGCCGCCACGAAGTCGGCATAGGCTTCACCAGCCGCCGTAATTGTCAGCACCACCTCTGACACGACCACGAAGTCGCTAAAGGCTTCCGCGTCTCCGGTCAGCGACCCAGAGAGCGTCTGCACCACCACCAAGTCGCCATACGCCTCGGCAGAGCCGTCAAGCGCGGCAGTCAGTAATTGCGCCACCGTCGCATCGCCGTACGCTTCGGCGGACGCGGTATAGGTAGAGGCGATACTGTCAGGCGCAATCTCTAACCGAAGGTAGGCTCCGCTCTCCAAGAGGATGTCATCGCCATCCTCAAGCAGAATGCGGTCAAAACTGCTCACGCCTCAACCTCGGAGCGGAGCTTCCGCAACGCCTCACGCGCCGTAATGCCGGTCGCCACGCGAACCTTTTCGTCTTGCGTCCAGCGCAACATGACCGCCGCATCGCCCACCGGCGCGGCCTCTAGCACCCCGCCAAACCGTTGGATGAACGCCTCAATCCGCGCCTCGTCGGTAGGCCAGAAGCCTGACCGCCGAACGTCCTGACCGCAGATAAGGCGAGCGTCCATTAGCGAATGAACCCGATGGCAGATAGCGCCAGCGATGTTGCGGTGACTGCGGTGGTGTCGGTCTCGTTGCGGATGTAAATAGAGATGGTGTCGTTCTGTGCCGTCGGAATAAGCGCCGTCACGGAGAACCCGTAACCCTCGTTTGAGTCCGACAGAATAGCCGAAACGTGGACGTTTGAGAGTGGCGTGCCGTTCTTGGCAATGGTAATGCCATAGGACTTATTGTTCGACGCGCAGACTAGCTCGACATTCGCCGTGACAAGCAAGACCTGATTAACCGCTTTGGTCGCCCGCATTTCGTTGTTAGAAACTTGCGAGAAGCCGTCTTGCCCGAGCGAGGTATCAAGCGCCGTCGTGCCAGCCAGCTTGTAGTAGACGTTTGTAGAGGCAAACGTGGTCTGGGCCGAGGCCGTCAGGTCCAACTGCCCACGGCTAGGAAACAGACTGACCACCACGTCACGGATGTCCTCGGCACTAATGTCACCGGTGGTGTTGTCAGGGAGTTGCGCTAGAAGCGCCGAGAGAACCTTCGGGTTCTGTGTCATTAGTCGAACGCCTCATCAAAGGCCGTGGAGAATGCGGTCGCTCCGAGCAACAGATGTTCGCCATCCGTCACTTCAGCGGGGTCGTAAATCGTGAACGTGTTGTACGAGGACGGGTCAATGGCCTCAAGGTCAATCCGCTGACCCTGCAACTGCCGCATCGCCACCACGCCCCGGATGTAATACAGGGTCTCGTCTCCCTCTTGCTTGACCAGCCCGAAGGTATCGACCTCGACGTAATCCCCGACCGTGGCGGCAAGGGTCGTGCGGATGTCCGAGTGCGACATCGGGGCGCCCCCGATATTCTGCCGCTGGGCGGTCGCATCGAGCCGCCCCCAATACGTGCCGGTCTTGACATAGACTGACCGAGCAAAGCCGTCCCCGCCGTTCTGGTCCCGCCGATAGAACGTGAGGCGCGTGTCAAGGAGGCCGGGGGCGACGTACATTAGCCAGCCACCGCGAGCTTAAAGGTCCGCAACACCTTGAGGACGCGAGCCGCCGTATCCCGCGAGACATCCCAACTGATTGACGTACCCGCCGCCGTCTCGGTCGAGGCGTGCGGGGTCCGCTTTTGATACAGGTCCGCCGCCAAGTCGATGATGCATTGCGACAGAACCGGCTCTATTTGCGCGTAATCGCCCCGCAGAGACAGTCCGCAGGAGGTGGTAATGGTGTAGGGGCCGTAGGGGAATGAGTACCCCGCATTGGCGTAAATAACGCCCGAGGACTGGTTGATGGTGTAGTCGGTCGCCGGGACGGTCGTGCCTTCCGAATCCACGATGGTTGCCGTGGTGCCAATAGGACGCTTCGGGAAGATGAGCGACAGGCAGGGCTGGGGGTCAATCGTGTCGGCTCGGTCAACCGCCGTGGTATTGACAGCCGTGACAGGAACGTCGGTCCAGACCTCAAGCTGGGCTTGCGCTCGAACGAGGAGCGCCGTCAAGAGCGTGTTCTCCGCGTTGCTCTCGATGCGAAGGTAGGACTTCAGGTCACTTACGGTAGGGAGGGCCATTGCGCTTTGCCTCGGTCAAGATGTCTGCGTACTTCTGCCCCACTACCGGGTAGTCGTGGTAGGTTCGAACGTACTGATGCACTCGCTCAACTTCTGCCGCATAGAAGCTACGGTCTTGAACCAGTTTCGCCAAGACCTCCCGCAACTGCGGCCCATCGTTTGCCACCGTCCACGGCACCGGAATGCCGAGCTTCACCAAGTCGTTTTGCGCCTCGGGGTCGCCCGCGATGACCGCCTTGCCCATCGCCGCGCCCTCCAAGCCCGACCCCTGCATCCCGAGCCAGAAGCTATCGAACACCGCATCGCAGGACGCCTTGAGCCGCAGGGCCGCGCCGTGTTCCATGTTCTCAATCAGCACCGGCTCGATGTCGATGCCCTGATGCATCTTGAGGTAATCGCACGCATTGAGAAACTCCTGCGTACCCTTAATGCGCCGCATCGTCGGGCTGTGCGCCACGCGGAAGGTCTTGGACTTGACCGTCTCCTCTTTCGCAATCTTCTGATAGTCCGCGACCGGCATCGGAATCGGAAGCCAATGCTTGATGCCGAGGCGGTGATGATAGGGCCGCGCCCCAAAGCAGATGGCGTCCATCCGGTCATCGTTCCCGCCGTCATTGACCTTGACCGACCCTGCCATGTTGCCGGGGTCTACCGAGCCGTGGTAGGTCAGGGCCTGAATCAAGCCGTCGCGGGTTCCCTTGCGTAGCTCGTTCCGCAAGACCCAGTAGTCCATGTGGCTATGCACGACATCCGCTGTCTCGTAGAGTAGCTGGATGGTCTGCGCGTCAATCTCCGTGTCCCATTGACGCAGGTCGCAATGCTTGTTCGTATGCCCAAAGCGGACCAGCGCCGACACCACACCCGGTACCACGTTCGCCGCCGAGTGGTAGCGGTAGACCGCCGAGCCGGGGTCGTAGGCTGTCAGTTGTAATACCTTGAGCGCGGACGGGTCGTAGGGCGTTGCCGTGTAGTGCGAGGCAATGAGACCCGGAGATAGTACCCGGCCCACACTCGCCCACACGCGGTCAATCTGCTCCCGAGACGCCACCACCCCTCCGCTAAATAGCTCCTCGGCTTGTGCCGTAGGGAGCGTCACCTGTTGCCCTTTCTGAAAGACCTGTCCGTTGATTAGGGCCTTCACACGGACGGTCACCAGCATCTCTGGCGGAAGCGCCGAAGCGGAGGGGGTGATGGCCCCCTCCGCACCGACTGTCCGCTTGGCTCTCGGCTTACGCAGAGGCCGTGTTGTCCAGCACGACGAACGGGCTATGCTCGTCAACCTTGTTGCCCGACGAGTCAATCGCGTAGGCATAGGTCGAGGTCGGGAGCGGGATGCCCCCGGCGCGAGCGACGAACCGATACGTGGTGATGTCGTTGGCGAACTTGTAGTGAATCGAGGACTCGACCGTGAGGGCCTGACGGAGACCCATCGCGTAGAAGTCGCCGTTCACCAGCGCGACATCGCCCTCGTTCCCAAGCGTCGGGAGGAGGTCGGTGACAATCACAGGCAACCCGAGGAGGGTCATCTGCGGCTTGTCGCGGAGGTTCGGAATCCACGTGACCATCGTGTTGTTCGTGGTCTGCATCGCGAACAACTGGGCCAGCACGCGGCGGGAAATCATCCACACCGAGTTCGGGCCGTGCGTGTGACGCTCGTACATCTGGAACGCATCGCGAGCGGTGAACGCATTGACGGTCTGACGAACGACCTTGAGGAGAGCGGTGTTCGAGGTGTTGAACCCGCCGAGCGGCTGGCTCGAGCCAGTCCCGTCGATGGTGATGTCTTCGTTAATCTTGTTGATGACCTGCCCGCCAACCGCGGCAGTCACCTCGGCGGGAAGCTCGCCGGTGAAGTCATCGCCAAGAAGTTCGTCACCGAACTCGGTGACAGCGGCGTACTTGTACATCGTGAGGAGACGCTGACCGAAGTTCGGGTCACGCTCCGGCTTGGTCGCGCCTTCGCCAACGATGGTGACGTTCGCAATCTTACCCGCCATCGGGCGGTTAAGGGTGGACGTACCCTCGTCCTGCAGAAGATACGGAATTCTCAAACTCCGTCCGGGGACATTGTACCTCCGGGCGTACTGGAACAGACCCGGCTGGGCGTTGCTCACCGAGAAAATCTCGGGAACCTGCGTCAGCGGGAGGAGGAACTCACCACCGTTGGTCGAGCCGGTGATGGTGCGGGTCATCATATCGACCGTGCGAAGCGCCTCGGCCTCCTTCGCGTTCGCCGGACCCTTCGCCACGGCGCGGACATACGAGCCGATGGAGGGGAACGCCTTGACGAGAACCGAGCGAACCTGCTCGGTCGCGTCCTTCATGCCAGCGAACTCGGTGCGCTCGGCACCGCTCACGTCCATCCGGGTCAGCCCCTCGTCGCCACCCTGACGCGCAATCTCGGCGTCAGCGGTGAACTCGGCGGCAGACTGCGCCCGCATCTCAAGGGCGCGGATGTCGGCAGTACGCTTCTCAACTTCGTCCGCCGTGAAGCTGGCGGTCGGGTCCATCAACTCCGAACGGAGCTTGTGAGCCTGCTCGCGAAACTCGTTCGCGGCACGGTTCTTGGAAACAAGTGGGGCCTTCATGGTAGTCAGTCTCTCTTACTTGGGTAGGACGAACGATGACCGCACCGCCTTGATACGGTCCTCCATCTTGGCGTACCGTGCCGTGCTGTCCGTCGAGGTGGGCGTATCCAACACCACAGGGGCGTCAGACGAAGCCGTCTCGGTCATGGTAGGCGTGGGCTTGTACGTGTCCAGCAATGCCTCTCGCGCCTTGTCGGATAGCGCATCCAACGCGGCACGGGCGGCAAGTAGCAGGAGTTCATCGTCCGTGCGCTCGGGCGACTCCTCCTCCTCCAACTGGTCAACCGGGTTGACCGTCTCCATTTCATCAGCGCGAGCCGCCGCGATTTCAGCGCCCGGCACGGCGGGCATCGGCGTGATGCTAACCTCGCGCAGTTCAATCTCGGTGAACCGCTCGACGGGCTTGCCGTTGACGGTCACCATCTCCGAGGCACGCGGGATGAACCCGATGCTGAACCCCGTTGAGGCGCCGCTTGCCAAGACCGCCTTGACGTACTCGA